AGCGTCTTGGCGACGGCCGCGAACTTGTCCATGTCGATGTCGAGACTGTCCGGCGCCATCACGGCCTTGACGAAGTCCTCGCCGAGTGCGCCAGCGACCTTCTGCAGATCGCAGCGACCCAGCATGTCCTTCGAGATCGTGGTGCCGGTGGTCAGCTCCAGCACGGTGGTGCCGACAGCGGCTGCGCGCTTCTCGGTGACGGCGAAGAACATCTCTTCGGGGGTCTCAACACCTTCGGCGTAGTGGTGGTGCAGCCCGTACTCGCGGTCGAGTCGGTCGACGATCGCGGCCAGCTTGATCAGCTGAGCCGGGGGCTGGAAGTCGTCGAGCTTGGCGATGGTGGTCGCCAGCTTCGCCGCCTTGGCGCGCATGTCCTTCGCGGCCTTCGGCAGCATGAGGACACGGTAGCCGAGTTTCACGGCGGCTTCTTTCGACATCGTCGAGCCGAAGCCTGCCGCCTTGCAGAGATACTCGCTCAGCTCGGGATCGATCGATGCGCCCAGCTCGCTCGCTTTGTGGAGAATCTTCCGCGCGGCGGAGAGGCGCCAGTCGTACGGATAGTCCGCGCGCTTCTCGTACAGCTGCTGCGCGGCCATCTTCACGTTCACCTCGTTGCTGATCGGCAGGCGGCGAACTTTCTCGCCCTCGTAGTCGACGACGATCGCGTAGTTCGCATCGTCGAGATCGGGAGCCTCCGCCCGCTGGTGTGACGCCCACGTGGTCGATGCGTTCTTCACCATACCGGTGATCGCGAAGTAAGCAGCAGCCTTGTTGATTCGGCCTTGAACTTCTGCGGCACGGACGGTAGGGTACTTGTGACGCGACTCCAGGAAGTAGAGTTGCGAGAGCCACGTCGCTGCCTTCGTGTGGCACGGGAACTTCCGGCTCACGGAGTCGGCGAACACGACGCGTGGTAGCTGCGCCGCCTCTTCCTCATTGACGGAAGCTGCTGACTTCACGAAGTCGGGCAGCGGCACCAACTTGCTCAGCTTGAACAATAGTTGGTGATTGGAATCGTCGACGGCATCGACGGGCTTGGCGGGCAGAGACATGGCAACCCCTCCTGTAGACCTGAATTTACACATAGATCATGCGAGCATATTACAGTCTTTCGAATTAACGGTCAAGCCTCATCTACCAGCCCTTACGACGTGTCCGATGTGCCGTCAGATGACCCTCTACGTGTACGTCTCCCCCCTCGCAGGCGGGCGCTGGTACAACTGCCGGTTCTGTCATTTCAGTGGCGATTCGATCGAGCTATATCAGGCGGGCCACGGCCTCAAAACCCCGCAGGACGCCGTCGTAGAGCTTGACAGAGGCAATCTACTGAACGTGCAGACGGAGCTGTCACATGCTGTCGTGCGCAGCTACGTGAGCTACTACATCGCGCGGCGTCGAAAATTCACCGACTTCTTAGAGCGCGCCCAGAAGCAGGCCATCGACGTCCACCGAGCGTGGCTAGAAATCATGCAGCAAAATCACATCTGGCAGGCGTACAGTCCCACCGAGTGGCATCAGGAGCTGGGGCGGTTCGTCGGCGGTGCGACGAAGAAGGATCTCGAAGCGCTGGCCCTCGAAGTGAACATCCCCCAGGGCTTCAGCCACTTCATCGTCTGCCCGTTCTACGACGTGCCTGGACGTCTCGCCTCGCTCTACCTGCTGGGGCGGCGACAGAATCTCCGAGTGAATCTGCAGGAGCGTGAGGCCGAGCGCGAAGACGGACTGATGATGCTCGACGCCAACGAGCTGCACGACGACATCGTCATCGCGCTGGACGATCCGATCATCGCGCTGCAGATGCAGCGGAAGAACTTCGCTGACGACAGCGTGCCGCTGAAACTCGTGGTCTATGGGCAGCACACGATCAAGGCGTGGCAGTCGCTGTCAGCGCGACGCATCATCTTCTGGAACGAGGAGCAGGGCGTAGACCTCTTCATGCAGGCGCGCAAGCACCCGCGCGCGTATATAGCGCGACGCCCGCAGTCAACGAACATCTACGATCTCATGCAGTGGAAGTCGCTCCCCGTATTGCTCAAGGCGTTTCGCGACTCGTCAGTGCCGTGGCTGGAGGCGCTGAAGGACTTCATCCTGGAGAAGCCGAACGACGAGGTGCTGGAGACAGTACGGCGGCTGGAACTGACGGCGTACGAGATGAGTCGCATGCTGGAGATCTGTACAGCTGATGAGCGCGCGCGTGTGCAGGCAATCCTCGGCGACAAGCCACCCGACCGCTACGTCCACATCGCGAAGATGCGTGTGGTCGAGGCCGACGGCGCGTGGTGGATCATACGAAAGAATCAGCGGGAGCTGGGATGCAACGCCGTCATTCGGATCGACAAAGCGAAGCATGCCAAGGACTCCAGTACGAACATATACGAGGGCACCGTTATCGCCAACGGCAAGACGGTGCGCTTCAACGACGACATGGAGGACGTGGAGAAGAAGCCGCTTGACTGGCTGCGCAAGAAGATGATGGAGGGCGGACTCGGCGTGCCGGTCGTACAGAACTCACTGAAGTCCCACCTGATCACGATCGCCAAGCAGTTTCACGAGCCGGTCTATGTGCAGGGCTTTAGCCGCGTGGGCTGGTACTCGGAGGAGCAGGCGTTCATCTTCCCGAACTTCAGCATCATGGACGGGCGTATCACTGACTCCGCCTACGCGATGTCGACGTTGCACTCGCGCATCCCGGCGGCCCACGTCTACCCACTCTCGTACAGCGAGGGTGACTGGGACGAGGCACTGAAGAAGACACCAGAGAACGCCGCGCTGTGGGCTGGGTTAGCGAGCGTCATGTCGAACATCGTCGCACCGGTGGTAGGAGTCGAGCCCCAGATGGTGGGGTTCGTCGGCGGGATGGGCTCTACTGCTCGTGTGATCGGGCAGCACATCGCCTCGGAGCTGGGGCTGGTGGATATCAACACCAACCGCACGCTCACCGGGCGCAACGCCAGCTCGTGGCGTGACGTGGTCAAGGCAACTGACAAGCACAGCTACCATGTCTGGGTTGAGATCGATCCGAGCAATGTACAGTTCTACCGACGCATGAGCGCAGCCGACCGATACAACGCAGTGCTTCAACTGCCGGAGTCAGCGGCGACAGCACTGGCGGTCGGCGAGGCGTGGGTGTTCGTCATAGCGAAGGGGATCATGGCCCAGCGGCAGGCGCTGCCGAAGTTGCATGGGGCGATGAGATATCTGGCGTGGCTGCAAGGACGCGGCTTCCAGCTGCCCAGCGCAACCAACTTGCAGCACAGCGTCCTGCAGTCGCTGGCGGAGTGGGCGGACGAAGAGCTGAACGCGCTGAGCCTCGACGTCTTCAGCGACGCTGAGAAGCTCCTCTGGACAGCGGACGCCGGCGGCCTGGAGCGTCGGCTCATGTGGCTCATCTTCTGGCTGCGTGAGTCGCAGCAGTTATCCATCGAGCAAGATCTATTCTACGACACCTTCGAGCAGAGCGCGTCGATCGCGTCACTCAAGCAACCCTGGCGAAAGAAGATCCTTGGCGTTGTGGACATCGAGAAACGAAAGGTCTACGTTTATGCCGCAACTCTCAAGCGCGCTCTCGCCAATCACCCCTCCCCCTGTCTCGACGAAGCCATCCAGGCGCTGGCTGCCGATGCCGCACGTACCGGCTTCGAGCCTGGCGGTAATGGGTTCCTCGTCGATCTCGATTATTGGAATGCAGAAGCGAAACGGTGGCACGCCTCCAAAGGCCAGCCTTGAGATGGCCCGGTACTATGTGCCACACATCCACCAAGGCCAGAGTTTCAAGCAGCGACCCACCTACTTCTCCAAGAACCTGATACTGATCATCACGCCGTGCTGCGTCCGCCGCCTTCGTGTCTTCATCCACGAACTTCCCGAGCACAAATGCAAGACGGTACTCCATCGGCGGTGCCCGCGCTGTCGTTGGATGTGGACTTTGACGTTCATTCCGGCTCGCGGCCGTCGTGTCTGGAAAGCACGTCTAAACGCCTAAAAACAGCCCCCAAACGCGTTACAATGAGATGCGCTGGAGCTAGTGCTATCTGCACGAGGCTCCGAACTCCTTTCCTGGGTTGAGGGGACCGGCGGGCACCGGTCCCCTCTACTTTTTCAGAAACTGAGAACGCGTTCGTACATCTGCTCGTCAGAAAGGAAGCAGGCCATGCCTATCGAAGTAGAACGCATCAATGGGCGCGACTACGTCTGGCAGTTGTCGTGGCGTAAGAATGTGCCGGTGCGTTGCCTGGTCTGTGATTGCATTGTAGACCGTCGTAGGATTGCGTGCCCTGACTGCGGCACGCCGGTTGGCGAGACCGGGAAACTCGTACCCGTCGGGGAGTAAACGAAAAAGACAAACGGCATCTGGATCACCCCGGCTGCCGAGAGGCAGCCGGGGCGGTTCGCATCTATCTTTAGGTATCAGTCCCACTGCTGGATGTCGGGCTCCGCGAACTCAGCGGCCTGCGCCGGCGTGAGCTTGATCGCGTTCAGCTTCGACAGGTCGGGGAAGCAACGGTGGGTGTTCCAGATGCCGATGCACGCGTAGTTCAGAGCGTGCGCGAAGTCATCTGACATCTTCGGGTTTCGCACGACCAGATACATGTCGGCAGCGCTGAGCGTGTCGTGCTTCTCTTCAGTGAGGGCGAGGAGGTCGTGGGTGATATCCTTCGACGACTCGTACTCGGGAAGAGCGATCGTCCCCGTCTTCAGGCACTGCGCCTGGAGGACGAGGGACCGCGCCTTGTCGAGCGTGTAGTAGGCACGCTGGTTGTAGCCGCTGGGCCGCTTCGCTTCGACCATCTTCTTGGCCGAGGCACGCACGTACATGAAAGGCAGGATCTTCGACATCGGTAGACCCGCCTGAATCATGAGCGCTTCACGGACCGAGCCAGAGCCACCGTAGTCGTGACAGAAGTAGTGGCATTGGAACGACGTGAAAATCCGAATGAGCGCCGCCGCTTCCTCAGCGTGAGAGTACGCTGAGTGGAAGCGTTTGGCGAAGATGCATTCCATATTCCCGTTCTGCGGGTTGATTCCGACGACGGCACAGGTGGTGAACGAAACCATGTTCTCGCCGCCGCCGCCCCAGTCGACTCCCAGAGCGCGGTATCGATAGCTTCGCACAGCCTTGAGCGCGTCGCGTTCTTCGTTCTTGTTCAGTGTCGAGGCTTTCTTGATGTCGGTCAGCGTGACGAGTTTCACACCAACGTCGCAGGATTCCCCCATCACCTCGTTGAGGAATTTGCCTTCGGTATATCCTCCGCGTCCGTCACGCTTACCAAGTAGTTCCAGCCATTTTTCTGTGGCGACGCCAGGCAACACGCCAGGTCTGTCAAGATTCTCGTAGTGCATCGGCATAACAATTTGGGGTACGTGATATCCGGCATCGGTGGTCATACGGCTGGGGTTGCCGTGTACCCACCGCCCGATACGCGGCTGGATCTGGTGCCCACATTTGGCGCAGACCGGTCCCCTACTTCCGATCATCTTCAGCAGGTCGTGGTCGATGGACGGTATGTTGTCGTGGCGACACGACTCACACCTGACGTGCCATTCGGCCTGGGAGCTGGTTTCCCACAGCGCCTGCAGGGTATTGTCCAGCGTCTTGGGCGTACCGAAGAACATCTCGATCGCAAACTTCGAGGCAGACATGCACTCGCGGATGACCGGGATGAAATCGATGTCGATGTCTTGGATTTCGTCGTACTTCGTGCAGTCGGCTGAGATGCCGCGCACGCGTTCGACGTCCAGGAAGGCGAACGAGAAGAACATCTTGGCGTGGTTCAGGAACGACTTCTGAAGCACCGAACTCTCAACACTCGTGTTGGTGATGAGGTTGTTGATGAGGCTCTGTTCTATGAACGGCCGGACGTAGTTCGTGCTCACGCGTCGGATCTGCTCGAAGCGTGGAGCAATGAACAAGGTAGCGAAGTGAGCCTGTGTAGCTGTCTGCAGTACTGACTGAGCGGCAAGCCCTGTTGTTTTAGAGACCTGTCTCCCCGTTTTCCAGTATATCCGCCTCGGAACCCGGAGGTTGAATAGTGGCTCAAACGGTGGGTGATTGCTCAACGAATAGGGTACGCCTTTCAGTGCCAGGGCGGGCAGAATCGGTATGAATGATTTTAGCTTGCCCCCTTGGTACAGCTTGGTGATCGCATCGATGTCCGCTGCAGCTCTGCGGAGGTTGAGCGGTTCCGGCTCAGGCAGTTCCATTAATCACCTCGCTGAAGAGTGGTACAATGAGTGGTACAAGGGGGTGTCCAAGTATGGACGCGTGGATAGAGGCAGTCGATGAGCTTCGGGCATTCGTCCGCAGTATTCTGCGTGACATGTTCTGGTTCCTCGGCTAAAATCCGGGTAGAGACGGTCGCTTGATCAAAAGACTCGGCGACCATCTCAAAACTCTACCAGGAGGATCTGTCCATGGCAACTCGATCGTCGGATCTCTATCGAAAGCGGAAGAAGCACATCTTCGTGACGCCATGGCCGCATCCACGGTACGAGATGCAGGCAATCAGCTCACACTTCCGCCCACACACGCCGTTGCCTGAACTCAAGAACCGAGAGAATCCGGCGGCACGTTTGGCAACAGTACCGCTAGCAGAGGTTCCCGCAAATGTCGAAGAGGAAATACTCACCTCCTGATTCAACCCTCTCCGTCATTGTCGTGGGCGCATTCATCGCTGTAGGCGGGGCCGCCATCCTCAGCAAATCACCAGGGATGTTAGTCATTGGTCTCATCGCGGTCTGTGTCGCGGTGCGAATGTTCTATAAGTAGGGAGGCATCGTGGATCAGAATCTCTGCGAGCTTGCCGTAGATCTCGCACGCGAAGCCGGAGCGCGAATAGCAAAACTCCCAGGATGCCACGCTGTCTGCGTGACATTCGTCGGCGCTGAGATGCCGGTTGGGATCATAGTTTATGACCGAGAGCAGCCTGAAGGGCTCACAGCCGTACAAGCCGTTGATCGACTCGCTGCGCACATCCACGTGATCGCGGGGTCGATGGCTGCTGTTGGTGAAAAGGAGCAACATACGGATGCCAGGAATAATAGCTCAAGCGTGGGCGAACAAGGATCGTCTGAAACTCACGCTGACACAGGTGCGCCAGCGCCTGATGCAACACCTGACGCAACGAGCTAAGCGTCCG